GGAATTTCGCACACTGGTTTACGCACAATCGTTTTGTATATGCATCACAAGAACAAAGTTGTGTAACCAAGGCATCTTGCTTTACCTTTAGATATCCAGTATGCATGTAGTCTGAATCAATCGAGTCAGAAACAATCAAAGGTCTGTCTTTTAGGCAAAGACAGCCTCTTAGCTGCATACATACCAATCCATATGAGTTATAAGCTATGAAAGGGTTAGCCATATTAGGGTCGCCAGTACCAAAGAACAAGCATTTATCCACGTAATCTGCAAACGGTATATAACCATAGCACCCTGGGTCATCTTGGCCAAAACGACACCATATGCAAGTTCTTTGTGCGAAGTCCGCTAATTCTGCCTTGCAAGCTTTTCCTGACAATATCTCATTGCAAGCCTTGGCAAAAGTCCTTCCATCAAAGCAACAAGAGTCGTCGGCTTTTCCGTGCAAGTTGCCGTAGAAACCACTTTTTCCTTCGCTTAGTGGGCTTCCGGTTATGCAGACTTTAGGCGAATAAACCGTGTCATCGTCTACGCATACACAGCAAGAAGAGCACAAAAGTCCGTCTTTATATGCTACCAATTTCTTCGGACTCACAACACCAATACCGTCAACCATCTGAATGTCGTCAAAGTAAAGCTTTTGTGTGCATATGCATTCTGCTTCAATACGGTCTGCATATAAGCAGTTGCCGTAGAAGTCGCATGCACAGCTTGTCTGTGAATAAACAGCGTAATCGTCTACGCATACTTTATAAGAATCACACAAAAGTCCGTTTTTATATACTACAACGTTTTTTGGCTTTTCAGTAGAGTGCACCATCTGAATATGGTCAAAATAGAGTCTGCTTGTATGCAAATATCCGTCATTGCAAATACAGTGAGTTTCAAGATGGTCTGCGTATAGGCAGTTGTCTATATAAGTGCATGGTGATGAAACACAAAAGTTTCTTGCGCAAATATCAACTTCTATTGGGTTGTCGCTTATAATAGAGTTTCCTACGCAAAGGTTTCCTACTGAAAGGCAGTCTATTGATTCACCACAAGTAATCTCCAAGTTTGAGGCTTTCACTTTTCCCAGTATAGTAAGCCCTTGGTTAGTAAACTCCTTGTCCTGGTAAATGTATACAGTTCCCTTTGGTATACCGGAGTCCTGCATAATGTAAGTGTGGTCGTTATCTGGGGTATGTCCGGTGTTGTCTGCAAGTGAAATAACCGGCTCTTCTTTTGCTACGTTATATGTATAGTAAACCTCACCGTCCCAGTCTACCGCTATGGTAACTACCTCACCGTCGTTAGAAAGGAATTTCAAGTGGTCTAACGATGGGTCTTCCCAAATAAACTCCCTTCCACCGTTGATGGTCACTTTCCACTCGTCAGTATAGAACTGAACCATACCTGTGAAAAGAGGAATCTTTATTTCTTTCCAGACTGAGCTTGTCACGTCAATAACGCCCTTTCCGGTTATACCACCAGAAGTTTCGGCTTTTGGTATTGACAAGCTTGTAGAGTTTATTTTTGATGTTGATATTTCATCTGATGAAAAGCTGGAAGTTGACAATGAGCCGACACAAGCTTTCTGTATATTTGCGTTGGCACCCATAAAGCAGTCCGAAACTACTGTGTCAGCACCAATTGTTGATGTAGATATAGTGTCAGACTTCAAGCTTTTCGTTGATATTTCATCTGATTCAATACATTCAGCCGTTGCCTTTCCGTTTACTTTGAGAGCGTCAGTGTCTACTGCATCTGCCCATACGCATCCATCAACTGTAAGGCTCTGCAATCCCGTGATGTTCTCAGTAGAAAGGGATTGTGTCTCCACGCTTTCTGCCTTTACTGTTCCATTGGATTCAAGACTTCCTACGGTCGCCTTTCCGTCTACGTTCATGCACTGAGACTGTACATTGTTGGCTTCAATACCTACGGTAGATATCGCATTAGCGCAGACAGAATTCGTGCAAACGGAATCGGCCGAAACGTTTGTAGCGGATACGTTTGTCGTCTGCAAGTTGTCGTGTATCTGCTCCAAAGCTTCAGTGTTCATATCTGTCTGGCAGGCTACTGTTCCTATACATTCAAATATTTCATCAATGCAAGACTGTTTATAGTAAGCTGATGTCGGATTACATAAACCCTCGCCCGTGTTGTTTACTAAGGTATTTAGCATTTGTTATTGTTCTCCTTTACAGAAATTTCGCTTGTAAGACTTGATGGATTGTTGTTGCTACTATGGCGTTTATTTTGTTTGTTATTTTCTTTTTCTTTTTCTTTCTTTTTGTTCTTGATGTTATTTGTCAATTTGTTCAACATAAACTAATGTCTCCTTTCAGATTATTAGTTTTATTCCGCAAGGACTACTGTGCATTCAACTACGTCTTGTATATCTGTGGTGTTTATGTATGCGAAAACGCTTCTGTCCTTCACATAAAACATAACCTCACCAGAGCTATCCCCATAGCATGACACATACCCGTCAACGTCCTTTATAATCTGGTATGACTTTCCTACTTCAAAGTCAGATATATCAAGCTGGAAATACATTTGGTTTATATTGCAGTAATATCGTGAAAAGAACTTGTGCGTATAGTCAGTTATAGGTCTCCCCTTAGAGTGCACCAGAGGAGGCTTGTTGTTCTCCTCTTGGTAACTCTTTCTTTGAAACCTGTTATATTCGCTTCTGAGTATACTGTTTATTTCTTTCTGCTGTTCTGCCGTAAGATGTGACAGATTATCAAGAAAAACCTTATTCATATTTGTAGTTCTTCATGTAAGGTTGTTTTATAAGCCAAGCCATATCTTCTTCTGACAATGGTGGAAGGTTCAATCCGCCGATGTCTTCCTGTTTGTTTCCCTCTTTCACAACCTCTTCAAGCTCGTCTGTTTTTCTTCGCTTCTTTTCATCAGAAGTTTCATTATCCTCTTCGGAACTGCCTTGCTCTATCTTCTCAAGCTGGGCAAGGTTTTCCTCACCTACGAACTCTTTTACTTCCTTGTTCAGGCTGTTTATCTGCATAAGCTCATATACGCCATCCGCTACAAGTGCTGGTTCTGCCGTTGCTATACCGAATACAAGGTTTGTGACACCTTCTGATATATGCTTTATGTCCTGTCCGGTTCCCCTTGTCGCCGCATTGTATATTCCTTCCTTTACGGTAGATGGCATTGCTTTCTGGTCATTACCTGCCCTTATTGATTCGAGGCGTTCCTGATTGTCCTTGTTTCTTTCATATTCAGTTGCTTCCTGCAAGAACCTCTCACCACCCTTGTGAGCGACATAAAGTGATGTCACGCCGACTACGACTGGGTTGAATCCAGACATTGCGTTCAACGCCGTTATGCCACCAGCAGTAAGTGCGTCCTTTACTGCACGTCCTACGGTGCTTTTGTTGTCTATTGACTGTGCCATAAGGGAAGACATTACAGCACCCTTGAAGTTGTCAGAAAGCTCTGATGTCCTTCCCAAAGACTGCTCCGCAATATTCCTAAGTTGCATTACGCCTTTGTCCGTTTCGCTTTCCTTGCTTCCAAAGCCCATTGTATACAACACTTTTTGTCCGAAAGACATCTCGTCGCTTTTGTATGCGGTGACAAGACGGTCAATTATGCCCTCTTTGGCGTTGTCTGCGGTTATACCACGGTCATACAACTGCGTGTTTATAAAGTAAGTTCCTGCTACTGCTCCTACATAGTCGTTTACGGCAGTGTTGAAGTTGGTAAAGTTTTCGTGGGCATATGGTGCAAGCGCTGTCCTTGCTTCCTCAAGAACCTTTGCAAGCCCGCCTGCGTTTCCTACTGGGTCTTCCTCAGCCTTCTTCATTGCATCATCTATCTTAGGCGTATATGTGTTATACCAATTGGTAGCAGCTTCCTTGTCTGCTGGATTAGTAAACTGGTTCAATGTCTTCTCAAGTGCGCTTGATGTATTGATGAGCTCATTGTTTCCACCAACCTTTTCAGATACAATAGCTGTAGGATTACTATTAGCAACTGCTTTATCCCATTCACTTGCAAGCTGTGCTTCATCAGGCTTTGCGTTTTCCAGATTGGTAATTTTCTTCTCAGCATTAGCAATACTTTCATTATATACTTTCTGGGCTTCCTGGACTGTTGGAGATGATTCATTCAGTGCTTGTCCTGGAATTTTGTCAAACATATTAGATATATCATACATGAAAACATAGGGAGTATTTGTATTAATACCTCCTATCCTTTTTCCGTTTTCATCAACAACTTGGATATTATTAGTTCCTGATTTTGCGTCTTGATGTAGGGTAAATGTACTTGTGCTTCCGTCCTCAAAATGAATTGTAGCAGTACCAATCTCACGTCCTGGGCCTACTCCAAACATAGATTTCAAGTTGTCTTCTGAGAAATCTGCTTTTGGGTTTATTTCAATATCTACTCCAAATCCAGATTTTGTGGTAAGGTTTCCTGTTGGAATTACTTTACCATTATCAGTTGTTATGACATTATTTTTGTCATAATAAGCTAACCCAGTCAATTTTGTTTCTTTTGCTATTTCTGTTGCTCCAAGTAACAATGTCAGAGTTCTTGATGGGTCTTTTTCATAAGATGATTTCAAGCGGTTCACTTCATCGGTGAGCTTTGTCTTTGCTTCCTCTATCTGTTTCTGTGTCTGTGGTTTATCCATTCCCTCAACTTGCATCAATACATCTGATTTCTGTGCTGAGTCAACAGGTGGCAGCATTGTTGCGTCACGCTCAAGAGTAACTTTCCTTGATGGGTTTGAAGTCTGCAAATTGCTCTTTGCCAAAAGTTTTGCGTCGTCAATATAACTTTGCTTTCTTGCGTCAGAGGTTGCTCTTGCTTTCTCACTTATGTCATTTCTGTAAGCGGATACTTTGTCAATTGCTTTTCCAATGGTACTGTTGTATACGCTCTTTGCCCCATCAACTGCCTTTTGCAAGATGCTTCTGTCATTGCTTCTGGCTTCCTTTACGGCGTTGAGCTTGTCCTCATACTTATACTTTCCCTCTTCGTTCTTTTCATACAACCCCTGAAGATATGATGTTTTTGGAACACCTATCGACGACATTTCTTGTGAGGCTTGTTTTCCGTGTATATCCAATCCAGAATATCTGTCATACATATCCTCTTTGGAACGACCAAGATTTTGCCATTGGTTATCTACCTTGTTCTTGTCCCATTCTTCTTCCCATTCACGAGGAGTAAACTTCACCTCTTTGTCATCGGCATTTATATAGGATATCGTCCTGTCCTCATCAATGCTTTTATTCAAGGCTTCTGTCTGTTCCTTGGTTGGGTTAGAAAAATACTGTGATTCTACTGATGTTTCTAATGAAGGTTCTGCTGATGTTTCGTTGTTGCTGTTTTCGCTTACAGCTTCATTCAACGCATCAATCTGTTCCTGAGTTGGGTTTGAAAAATATTCTGATTCTACTGATGTTTCTGTTGCCATATTACTATTGCTCCTAATATTATTGTGCTATTGATTGTTACTATTGATATAGTCTTCCATAGCTGTGTAGCTTTTTCTGATCTCTGATATTTGTCTTCTAAGGTCTTGTACTGTATTTGCTGATTTGCTGAGAATTTCTGCTGTTCTTCCAAGTCCTTCTGCAATGATTTTATAGTTGTCTCTGCTTCGCTCAAGTTCCACTCGAGTAAGTTCAAGTTGTTGTCTATCTTGTTCCAATCTATATGAAAGAATGGCGTTGCCGATAAGACTGATGAACAAAAGAGTAGACAAAACAATGATAATAACTTTTTGCACATTATATCTCCTATTGTTCTTGTTTGTATAGCTTCTTCATTCTATACAAGTCTTTGAATAAGTCCGCAATGAATTTATAAATCCATGCCTTGAAGTCTGGTGTCTTGAAGTATTCATCTTCCGTGTGTTTCATAACTGTGTAGTAACACAATTCTTGCTTTGCTTTTATATAGCTCTCGTTATCAGTAAGATTGTTGAAGATTATAGCTTTCTGGATAACATCCTCAACCTTTCCTATGACGTAGCGTGTCCTATACTTGTCCAAATTCTTCGGAAGGCTTCCTTCAACGGATTCACACTTGGCATTCGCATAGTCAAACTGTGCTTGAATCAGGTCTCTTGTATGTTGCTCGGACAAGCCTATTGACACACCTTTTCCGTTGAATTTGAAATATCCTTTCTTTATGCAATAGAGGATAATAATAAAGACTCCTGTCAGAAATATCAAGACTGTTTTATTATTCCCAAGACTGTTTATAGTTTCCCACATAGTTATTTTCCTTTACATTATTAGTCCATATAAAAGAAAAGGCCTCGCATTGCTGCGAGACCCAAGGAGGAAAATTATCGATTATCTAAACTTTACAACTCCAGAACTTGAAGTTCTTTCGAGTAAGAAGTTTCCGTAAACGTGAGCTGTAACTCTCATCTCTTCAGAGTAGTCATTGTTGCTAACTGCATCTGCGATGCTGAAGAGTTTCTTGATGTTGAGCTGAGTTGATGGATTATCACCAATACCCTGATTTCCAACAGCATTGATTTCGTATTTACCCATCTGGTCATTAGATACTGGATCAAGAACAGCACCTACATTACCAACATCATAGAATGTCAAGTCATCGCTATCATACATATAAGCTTCGTCATAAGGACAATATAAATCCATAGTTACGTCTGTGAATGCGTCACCAAATGATGCTGACAATTCAGAAACACCGTTTGTATATCTGTTCTTAACATTACCGCTGTTGATAGCCTGCCACTGAGCAGCATTGATACCAAGCTCTTTACCGATATCGCCCCATTTTACGTTGTTAACTACAACATTTGTCTTTGAAGCCTGACCACCACCGAAACCTTTTACTAAGCTCAAAAGCTCTGTGATAGCATTCATGTCTTTGAGAGTACCAGTTGCATCACCAAGTACGAACTGACCTGCAAGCTCTTCCTCAGCAACTGAACGATTCTGTCCACGGAATGTAGCAGTGATTGTAGAAGTCCATCGAGTATCACTTGCGTTACGATTACCAATTGATGGAATCAAATCAGAAAGACCTTCTGGACCAACTGCTGTAGCATTAGCAAGGTAAGAACCTTGTGCACGTGCACCAAAGAGTTCAATAAAGTCGCCTACATAAACTGTAAGTGTTGCTCCTGTTGAATTGTGAACTGCGGCTGTAACTGAATTTTTTGTCTTTGAGATTACTTCGAAGTAAGCACCATTACCGATAAGGGCACTACCTGGAACTGCTGAATCTGCGGCACCTGCTGATGCAATCTGGAATTTGATACCACGCTGTAATTTCAAAGCTGTAGCCTGTGGAAGATTTGAGAATGTAACTGTGCTTCCTGCGATTGTTACAGAAGTAGTAGTGCTGTCAAGTGTAGTACCATCTACTGTATATCCACTTTTTAAAGAATCAACAACACCATATTTTCCACCGAAGAGGTAGATAGCCAAAACTTTTGCAAGTCTGTCGAATGTTGCTGACATTTTGTTGTCGAGGACTTTCATATAAGCACCAGTCGCACTGTCAGAAGTAAGAATTTCTGGCTGGCTGATGTTGAAATATGCTGCAAGGTGTCCCTGGTTCATAGACCACTGTGCGTTCTGTGCACCTATTGATGATGGGTTAGCTACGATTGTTCCGAATGATGCACCTACATCACCACCGTTTCCATATTGGGTATCATACTGTAATGATTCACCACCTTCCCAAGCTGTGCGCTTGATTTTAGAAAGAGTTGGCGAACCTTGTACCTTGTTATTTGTGACGCCTGGTTTGTATACTCTTTTCAAAAGCTGATACATGTAAGCGTCTGTTACTGGATTTACTGCCATTGTTTATTCTCCTATAAATTATTTACTACCTTATTAGTCTTAGAGCCCTACTGATTTTGCGATTTCATCAATCTTTTCGTCAGATGGTAACTCGTCCTTTTCTTCTTCCTCTTTGTCATCTTCTTTCTTATCAGAATCAGTTGACTTGTCCTCTTCGGCTTTCTCGCTTTCATCAGCTTCATCAGTCTTAGCCTCTGCTGTGACTTCAACTTCAAGAGGAATGTTATATCTATAAGCAAGTTCTTGTATTTTGTCAGCAATCATTGTTGCGACATCAAGAGAGCCATCCTTATATCCGTCTACTGTCTTGATTGCGTCATAGAATTCACGAACTGTGTCATAATCTGGATTAGCACTTGCTCGTTTCATTCCTTCATCAATCTTTCCAATCTGTTCACCATATTTACCCTTGAAATCGTCAAAGGCGATGTTGTCATCATACAGATCTTTTGCTTTTCGCAATCCACCGATGAGTTGACCATCTACCTTGTCCTTGAATTGATTCTCAAGTTCTGTAATGCGTGCTTCTAATTCTGCAAATCTTTCGTCTTCCATATTCTATTAGTTCCCTCTATATGAATTATAGTTTTCCTTGAATGATTTATATCCAATCTGGTTATTGGTGTGTCTTATGACTATATTCGCACCATCCATTTGGACAATCATTTCAACTCCATCAGGAGCATTATTTATCAGCTCCTGAAGTATCTCCATGTTTAGTTTCTGCTTAGACAAGCTGTCCAGTTGCTGGGCTTTCTTCAAATCCTGCTTCACCAGCTCCTTCGCCCGTTTCAGCAATTGGATTAGATATTTCATTACCGCTTCCTCCTATCAAGTTATTAGTTGGTTGAAGTGCTGGGGCAAGACTTTGTGCTGTCATTCCCTCGGTGCTTGTCATTGAGCCAGTCATAGATGGATTGTCCTCAAATATACCGAATTTTTCAATCATAATGTCTTCCAGTGTTCCAAGCCTTGCAAGTGCTACACGAACCTCACTGTCTGATTTATTATCTGAAAGTTGTGAATACAGCAAGTTCTGTTGTATTGCAATTTCTTTTGCCAATCCCTCTGGGTCTACATAGTCTGGAATAGCAAAGTTTCCGTCCTCAATTGCGTTCTCGATTACTTTATCAATACCAGCTTGAATTGCCCTTGCGTCATTGAAAGCATCAACCAAATCTGGATTATCAATGTAGTCAGCAAGTTTTGATATATCAATCAATCCTACCTGGCTCATCTGCATAATCTGTTTTGAAGCAGTAGATGCGTCCCTTGAAATCTTTGGCACCATAGTATATTTTATTCTGAATAGTTTTCTCTCTTTCTTTAGGTCTCCCCAAGTATATGAAGATTGCTCCATTGTTGGTGGTAAGATATATTCGCTATCTGGCATAACTGTTATAAGAACATTAGTTAAGTCCTCATAAAGACGGACAAATGAGCGAAGCTGAACTTCAAATCTGTCATTCTGTATATCTTCCATTGTTTGAACCATAATGGCAGAATTTACACCAGCTTGTTTCTTTCCTTGTGCGTTCAACTGGGAAATACCAGTAATCTCGAACGCCATCTTAACATAATAATCCAAAAGGTTCTGCCATGATGGGTCGCAAGGAGCAGGAGTTACATTTTGAACTGGTAACTGAGACATTCCAGGTGGAAGTTTTACACCCATTACATTTCCAGTTCTGTTGTTGACATCTGATGTTTTTATATTGCTTCCCTCTATTACATATGTAGTATTTGCTGGGCTTAGCTGTGATGCGGCTGAAATCTTCTGGTTCAGTATATCAATTTCATTCTGTATATCATCCAAATCACATACAAGTGAAGTTGTCCTAATTCCGAATACTGATGTAGTATATTGACTCCATGCAAGTGGAATGATATCCCATTCCCATTTCATTGTTCTTACAGTAATTCCATCAATAATCTCGTATGCCTTGTGCTCGTTCACATCAACCATTACGCATCTCTGGCAGAATTCACGATCTTGATATCTTGGTGGCTTCTTTTCCAAAAGTGAGACAGGGAAGTTGTTGAATTTTACCAAGACTGATTTAGGACAACCATATGCTGCTTCGTTATTTACCATACCTACTGTCCAAGGTGCTACACGCTGTATCTTATAATTGAATGGATCTACGAATACATATCCAGTTCCAAAGATACAAGCATCCCTCTTTACCATAGTCATTATCTTCTCGATGTTTATTGCTTCGAACTTTCTTTCGATGAATTTTTGACCCTGGTTTATAATCTTTTTTGATGATGGAGTTCCACCACTTGTAGTAAATAATGGCACTATGTGATTTGTAGAAATCATTGATACAAGTGTATCTATACAACTCTTTATTACGTTAGTTGATGGTGGTCTGGACAAATCTGGATCTTGTGGAATATTGAAACCATATGAATCCATTACCGTAAAATCATTTGTAGCCCTAATGTCAATCGTATAGTCATTCAAATATCTAGCAAGATAGTAGTTATATTTTTCTACCGTACTGTCTATTGAAGAAGTCAATCTACTTAGAAGTTTCTGGTTCATTGTTTAGCTTCCCTCCATTTATTATTTCTTGAAGTATACCCTTCTTGTAGTTGTGATACTTCTTGTCAGTTTCCTGGTTCACCACACTTTCATTAGTGGTGACAGGCTGAACGTTGGCGGTATCATTATTTTGCGTAATGGAATTGCTCCAAATTTGCCCTAATGTCATATTCCCTCCTACCTTATTTTCCTATGTTTACGCCACCATAAGGTTTACCATTTGCAGATACACCAGCTTTGATTCCGGCTCTGTCCGTGATTCGTTCCCATAGCCCAGACCACTGACCGAATTCTGCTCTTTTGAGCTGAAGAAAATCATCAAAAGTCTTTTGTGAAATAAGCCCCTTGTCACGTGCTTCTTGAAGGGATATAAGCATAGTAACGGCAGACTCGGCTTGAGCGTCGATAAGACTTTTCTGAACTTCGCCTTGTTTTCCAAGTCGTTCTTTGTCTGCGGCTGCCTTTGTCATCTCATAGTCAGAAGATATGTTTTCAAGTATTGACCTTTCCCTGTCTGGAAGGCTTGACATAAAGCTGGCATAATCAGCGTTTGCCTTATTTTCAGCACTTTTCTTTACTCCAGAAGATATTGCTTCATTGTATTGGTGCACGTTTGCAAGATATGTCGTATACTGCTTGTCAACGCCCATAATCTTGTTGAAGTTGATTGGAGGAATATTTCCACCAGATAATGCAGAGATAATGCAAGATAGGGCAGTTCCAAACATTGCCAACTTTCCAGAAGTGTCTGCTCGTTTCCACTGACTCTGCTCTGTTGGTACAATCTTTCCATCTGGCGTAAAAGTTGCAGGAACATCATACTTTCTGGACAAGTTTTCAATTACTGTCTGTGAGGTAGTTGGCGTTCCGTTTCCTTTTGTTTCTGCGACGGCTTGCTCTATATCGTTCTGTGCCTGGATGGCTGCCTCGTCTGTTTCATTCAGTTCTGGAGCTTCAACTTCTTCCGTAGCATTATTCACTGCGTCCTGCACATTAGATTCAGCTTCTTCTACGGCTGCTTTATTAGCTGAGTTCCTTGCGTCAGCCATCTTTGCTTCGTTTCTTGCCTCATCTGCCGCAAGAATTTCTGGGTTTGCTTTCAAGGATGCGTCTTTTGAGCTGTTCATGTCAGGTGCATAAGCGGCCGCATTGTTCAGGTAGTTTTCCCTTGCTCCTTCCATAGCCGACTGCAAATTATTTTTTGGCTGTCCTTTTGCGAGGTAGTCATCTTTCAGTTTATTCAGTTTCCCTAACCTTTCATTTGACACATTCTTTTGTTCCCCATTTGTAAGAGGGTCTTTTATGCGTTTCTCCTCGTTTTCTATTTCTCTCAAGAGCTTGTTATATTCGTATTTATCTTTTATTGGTGTATTCTCGTCCATCTCTGCTTCTCCTTATTACCCCAAAAGTTTCGCAAAAGTGCCTACTGTGTTCCATGCCTTGTTAGTGTTGTTCATTGCTTCCTGAGCTGCTACGTCACCTTCGTGTTGCTGGATTCCGGCTTTTGTCTGAGCCTTTGCAAGTTCCTTTGCTTCTTGTCCGGCTTGCATTGATGCTGCGTTCTGTGATGCCGTGTCATATCCTTGCTGAACCGCATCAGTTGCGGCTTGAGCACCCTGTATTGCGGACATAGTTTTTGATGCGTTATTCATTGCGGCGGCTGCTTTTGCTTGTCTTTTGGCAATACCTGCTTTGTCTGATGCTGCGACTCCTGCGGCAGCACGTCCTTTCTTGTATAAGTCCTCAGCGTCAGAAAGCTTTACGTTGTCTACTGTCGCTTGGGCTTTTTTAGATGCGTCACTTGCTAAGTTTGCCGCTTCTGTCTGTCCGAAAGCGTCCCTAAGTGCACTTATAAATCCTAACATACTTATGTACTCCTTTCAATTAATTTATGAACATACTGTTTATTTCTGGTGTCTTTGGCATAACACCTTCAGTATCGAGCATAAAAAGTCCTAACAAGTCATTTGACTTGTCATTATCTGTGAGAAGTTTCATTCCGAAAACTTGTCTAATCACTGGGTCTTTTACCAAATCTTCCAGTGCCAGTGCCATAAACATATCGTCTTTCATATATTTATTAGTTTTTTCCATATCTATTAGTTTATAAACCGTTTCTATATACAAATCTACCTTTGGAATCAGTTTCAGTAAGAGCAAAAGCTGTCTCAAAATCCACATTCTCATACTCCCTGCTTCCACCTTGTTGTAGTCCAAATGATAATATCTTGTTTTCTCCGTCATATCTAATCCATGTGACTACACTTGATGGTTCAGGTCCATTAGGGTGTATATCTTCTGCCCAAGATATAGCAACCTCAACATATAAATCTGCCCATCCTCTTTTTTCATAGGTCTTCTTTGCGTCTTCAAGCATATAATTTATATCATCTAATCTGCTTCCCCAAGAAAACTTTTGGTATACGCTTATTGGGCCTTTGTTCTTTACCTGTTTTGGTTTGGAGGGCTTCCCTAAGTTTACATAGGGAGACTCGCCCTCTTCTTTGTAAGGTATCAACTTACTTCCTATTGACCATTTTCTGTAAGGGCTGAGTGCTACCATATATTACCATATCCTTTTTCGTCTGGTTGCGTTTATAATCCTTGTAGGCAAGAAGTGATCTTTCTTTATCGTGTCATAGAAAAGAGTTTCTGCCTGAGGTATAAGGACTTCGTTTACATATGTTGCGTTCAATCCAATTATAGCTGCAAGTGTGCTTGCAATCCTATATTCAAGCAATTGGAAGAAAATTTGCTGTGGATAACTAAGCACAGTATCAGGAACAAAACTACACCAGTATATCTTACCATCTCTGTTGTTAGTAAATACAATTCCCTTTCCTGTGGTATCATTTGTTTTTAGAGCCCATGCTCTTCCTCTTGTATAATGACCTGACGTATTGAACACATTCCATTCAGTTCCATCAAACCCAGTATAAATCCATACCGAATTATCTGAATATGTAATTACCGCATAAGGCCAGTCAAAATCTGCCCAAATGATATTCAGTCCTTCTCTTTGAAATTCATCTGGTATATCGAATTCTGATGTTTCGTAGTTGCATGTTATGGTATAATCGCCATATGTATATGTTCGTTGAAGGCCTGGATCTTCATCTGTTTCGATTGAAGATTTGGTTTCGGTATCATAGACATACCAAACATCATTATTTCTGTAATAAAATGTCGTGTCATCTCTTGACAGAATCATATCAGCTTCGATATCCACCTTTTCATTCTCATCTGGTGCTGTGATTGTAGGAGGCATAGTAACATACTTTACCGTATAGGAACCAGAAATGCTTTTGCTTCCGATTATGCGAATAGTGTTATTCTCAATCTTATATTCTGCTGGCACATATTGTCCTTTAGGTGATGGAGAAACAGGTGATAAGCAGTCATTGTTGTATCCTCTTATGTATACTCCAACAACATACATACAGTCATCTGGGAGAGGTATTTCATTTCCATCAAAATCGAATGATTGAATGAACTCGTCCGTTTCCCTTACTATATCATTATACAGCCGGTAGAACTCATTGTTCAGAACGCTGTTGCACGTTTCGAAGTCGCTTGTGTTGCTGTTCCTTAGGTTTCCGAACCACTTTGCGTTCCTTAGTATTTCCTTTGCTGTCCTTGTCATTGCCATCTTTATTCATCTCCTCTTGAATTATTTTTATATATACTTTGGTCATTTCCAGGGCTAAAGTAGAATCCATAATTATTTATCCTCCTCAATATAAGCATACAAGTTTTCCAATATTTCCCTTCCTCCATTACTGCGAAGAAGTGTTGAAATATTCTGTTTTCCTCCCATTCCTTGGGATTTTATTTTAGGCTGTGAAACACCATCATAATACAACGTAATATCTAATTGTGGAATTTCACGCAAATATACATTATCTACGTTTTCCCAATCCTTATATTCGTCTATGATGTCCTTTATTACCCTTGAATAAATGTCGCTGTCAACCTTATCTTCCTTATTTTGGTATAATCCATTCTTTATTATTGGTCTAGCTAATTTAGCAGCATTAGGAATTCCTTCCATTTCATTGTGTTGCTCAACATCTGGTGATAAATCAGGAAATGCCATTGCTTTTACTTTCTTTCCTTTTGGAATTTTTATTTTTATCGGACGCTTCTTGTTTGTGAAGTTTCCTATACCATCAAATCCTCCTCCAAAAGAAAACTTGGGTTCTGGAAGGTCTGGGAGAGACATACCACCTGGTGTTGATGATGAAGGTTGTTGTAAAGTTCTTGATATCTTTTCACTGCCAACACTTCCGCTATCTCCTCCAAAGCCAGATTGCATTACGCTTCCATTAGGAATACTCGAACTTCCTCCTGCTTGTCCTAAATCAGTTCCTAATCCTTCCTCAATATTTGGTATTGATTTAGCAAATTCTGAGTTATTCTTTGCCTTATTTTCATGTTCGAACTTGAATGGTATGAATTCAGCAGAAATCTCTTGAACTGACTTTTTGAGTTCTTTCGGTAAGGATTTTCCGTGCTCCATAATATGTCTGGAAGCTTCTTCAATTATCCTTTCTCTTACATTAGTCTTTTCTGTAATCTGTATTGGTTTGTTTTCTGTTGTATCACCTTTGACTTTTTTCTTTTCTGTATATCCTTTGGCTTTTTTTACATAATCACGGTAAAGAATTTGCTCTACTTCTTCCTTGCTTATGCGTTTATCACTCAAATCATTCAAGATTTTACTTGTCGAGTCTACCTTGGATACATAATCTTTCCAATTTCCATTCATTTTTTTGTATGTAGAATCTACGCTAGATACAAAATCATTCCATTCTCTGCTTTTTTTCTTTTGTTCATCTTTATCAGAAGTATCTACTGCTATGGCATTTGCAATATTTTTCCATTTTATGTTGTTTGATTTTTTGGACAATTCAGAAAGATCTTCGAAGTTCCATTTCGAAAGCTGTCTGTAAGTATCATTCAAAACAATTTCATCAGTGTCACCTACCTCATTCAAAACATTAGCAATTTCATCAACATTGTGTGAACTTATAGCTGAGTTTATTCTATTCTTTAATTCCTCGTTAACTGGTGTATTATCAACTGGTGTATTATCAATTGGTGCATTGTTAACTGGTGCATTATCAATTGGTGCATTGTTAATCTTACTCTGTTCTTTTTCTGGAAGTGCGTTCATATATTCATTGAACGATACAAGTTTGTCCTTGTTTTCATCAGCTAACTTGAACTCTTTCTGAGTGTCAATTTCTGGTAGCACTTTTGCTTCTTTCTGAGTGAGTTGTTGGTCATTGTTTTTATCGGCAATATTGAATGTATATCCCTCATTGCCAGAAACAGTTTCACTTACATCCGTAAGATTGGTTGTTTCCTGTGTTTCTTGTGGTTTCTCAAAATCTGAAAGCTGCTCAAAATCGTTCATTATTCTTGTTCTCCTTTATTCCACGGTATAACCATTCCTACCGCATATCTTACTGCGTCCGAGATATCACCGTGATATGTCTTATCATCCAATTTATATATCACTGTATTAGTATTCTCATCTCTCTGCCATACTAATCTATCACATTCTTGGTCGAAGTGGTCGCCTTGTTTGATTCGAAGTCTTCCTGATTCAAGACAATCACGCACCAATCCTATCTGGTATACTTCATTCTTTTTGTAAGCGTTTACAACATGGTCTACACCTTCTGAAAATATATCAGCTCCTACGTCCTGCTCATTGTGGTCTTGGATAAACCATATGTCATCAATCTTGTATGTATCCTTTATGAATGCATAGATCTCTTTTGCCTTGTCAACCTTTGCTGATGCTGACATACCTTGCTGCTTGAATTCGTGAGCCAATACCATATTGTTGTTTTCATCAATAAATACCGGAGCAAATGCCGTGCAATCTCTATATCCATAATCCAATCCGATATAGCATTTCACTGGTATAAATCCTTCTGGAAGAGCACCTTCCCCTTTCTCAAAATATGTTCTTTTCGGATATACAAGTATAGTAGTATCATATGCCAGTTCACCCAAATATTCACGGCGGAAAGTAATGTTGCTCCTGTCCCAAGCATGTTTAGTAAGTACGTCTTCCAAAGCTTCCTTATAATTTGGAATTGATGGATTATCAGCCATTGTTGCATGGTAGTGTGAGATGGCGGGGTTATTGATATATTGCTCCCATAATGTTCCAGCCGTGAGAGGACCTGTTCCAGAGAGAATAAGCACTCCATTTCTACCATCAAGAATAGGGCCTACAACTGTATCAATGAAATACATAAGACCTTTCTGGCTCTGCATCTCATCGATGATGACCATACTAAAGTCAAGACCACGAAGCTTTTCTTGCTGAGCAGTGTTTGCATTACCAGTAAGCCTAATCTCACTTCCGTTCGTAAAAGATATACATAATGAGCTGTTGTCAATGCTCCTTACTGGACATTTTGTTTTCTCAACAAGCATTGTAAGAACTGGCCACATAATTTCCTTTGCCTTTTCAGTAGTCAATCCTACATAATATGCTACCCTGTTCTTTACAGCCTTTCCGTTAGGAGTTTCGATTACATCAGGGCCGCCTAAACAATGATCAATCATCTTACAAGCATCAACGAAAGACTTTCCTGAACGTCTTCCACATAACATTGTCATTGTTCTGCTTGCGTCATTGAACACTTCCTTCTGCCATGGGAAAAGAACACGGTAAAGCAGGAATCTTACGAATTCTGCGTCTGTGCTTCGCTTCTTATCAAGATTTGTTTGTAGCCATTCTATTATTTCTATAACTTTTCCGATGTTATATATTGCAACACCTTTATTATCCTCTTCAATACTAAGGGGTTTGAAAAGCTTCTCAACATACCCAGCAAGTTTTGTTCCTGACGTAATCTTTCCGTCATACAGAAACTCTGTCGCCGTGTTGACGAAATCCTCAATCAATGAGTAACTGTCCTTAGGTGGGACTTTTTTCAATGCTTTCTTCACCAGCTTGGGCACTGGCTTATTTGTATTGTCATCAAGCTTTTCTTCTATCAGCTTTATGTCACTCTTCTTCATACTATCTCCATCCTTTAGGTGTATTGTTATAAGCTGATGTCTTTTTGCTTTCTATTGTCATTGACATAATGTGGATTTCGTCATTGCTTCTTACTCCTACTTTGAAAGCATTTCCTATTGTGTTGTCTGGGTTTATTCTTACCCTATATGTATCAGCTTTCCATTCGCCTTTCTTTATAGTAATTGGCTTAGACCATATTTTTGTATCCTTGCCATTCATAGATTGCAAGAAAAGCTCCACTGTCACTTCTTCTTTTGGGTCTGTGTCATAGAATACTATATCTCCGAATACAAACTGATAAAGCTGACCACTGTCGCCTATCCAGTCTGTTTCAACGTCTATAGGTATTACTTCGCCGTCTTTCGGAGAGTATACGCTCCACTCACCATCACCAATAAACGCACAACCTCCAACGATTGATTCAAGTGAGATTGCATTAGTCTTTGGGAATAGTGCTGATGAATCACCACTTAGAGCCAATACATCACCTTCGCTGTTCAAAAGATATAATGTCTGGTTATATGAACTGAATACTGATGAAATAGGTTCACCAAACATTGATATAGGTGTTGTCTTTGACAGTGTGTTCGATCCAGTAAATGTATAGATTGCCTTGTCATAGTCGGAGTAAAAATATGCTTCCGTTCCAGAGTTCGCAAGGAATTTCATACCTATTGCATAACATACCAGCTCATTGGATGTCGTCTGGTTTATGGAGCCAGTATAGTAGATTGCCTGTCCGTCATAGTAGTATGTTGACGCATAGATTGTAAATACCGCATTGCTGTGGTATATCTGCGTGGCGGCGTTGTAGATTACATAAGCAGTATTGTTCTTTACATACAATCGTGCGTTATATGTGTCTGGAAGAGTTATAGTTGATGAAATATAGTTCACTGAACTAAAGTTGCTTCCTACACCTACTGGGAGTATTATTATATCAGCAGAGCTCCACCAAGAGTTATCAATAAACTTGGTATTCTTGCTCTTTACGCCATTCGTTATACTATACTTGTAAAGGATATCAGTAGTCATCTGAGTATGCGTATAGTATACTGCGAGTTCATCATTCTCTCCTAATCCATTTGTCATAGGCGCAAACAGAGGTCGTCCGTCTTTTACGACAGAGTTATTGAATTCATCAAGATTGTCAGAGTCTACGAAAAGACTTACCTCAACTGCTGGTAAAAGTCCACTGCTTGTTGGAATTTTGTCATCGAGGTTTACGTTTACTCCTGCCGCCTCATACCATATATCATTGTAAGCTGAACCATCCTCTCCAAGCAGAAGTTTCATATCTTGAATTCCATCTGGAACCATTTCGTTTATATAAGGCACAGCTCCTCTTATAACTTCATATGAATCATCTGATTTGCTTTCTATAAGGACATTGTTCAAGCCTACGGTGTTTATCTGGAACAGATAATCTGATATTTTTGATATCTTCAATGTGCCTTGTCCATCAAGCTTATACTTGAAATTATCTATAAGCAGGTCGTTTTCACCCGTATAGTATATTCCGGTATATTCTGTGCTGAACGGCCCGATTGTTGTTCCGTCTTTTGATATACCCGCAAGATTGTCACCATAGTAATGGAGATTCCATCCGTTCTCTTCCCTTACAAAAGGAAGACTGCTTACGTCAAAGTCCACCGTGTGAATAAAATCATTCCAAGTGTTTGCGTCTATCTCGTCTTGAGTAATAATGTGGTGCCTAAAATAGCGGTTTATATTTTGATCATACCAGAAACGTGTTTCGTTGGCTACCTCATCTCCTATACCAAGTTTGAACGAATTTCCTGATAATGTATAGTCCTTTACTGACATGCCGAGAGCATCTATAATAACGCTTCCATTATTTTCTGAATCATAATAGTATTTGTAAACTGCTGGCTCTTCCAATAAAACAGGATAAGAGTCGTTCTCAACCTTTGCCCTTCCGAACCATAGGGTCTGATATTTTGCCTTGTACCATCCGCTTCCATAGTCATAGTCCACACCCCTTCTTGCCACGACGTTCGTGAACATGTATTTGCAAGGGAATATGTTGGAATATTCATCACCACTCTGGTTTCCGTCAAATGCTCCGGGACTGTTGTTGTCGCCGATAAGTATACGGCTGAAAGTGTCGGTCACGGCTCCTTTCAATATGCTTCCTGCGACATAGTTATGTATAGTATCGGAAGAGCCGTCGATTGGGTCGATGGAAAATAAAATCCAATAGTCTACGTTGTTTCCTGACATTGTGTTGGAACATGCTGACTTGTCCGTGCTTGACAATAAGGTATTCTCTGCTTTCTTTATGCTTGAGGTTGCGTTAGGGTCAATTTCCCACCTCAAGATTCCATTGGTAAGCCTTGTTGGGGTAAAGTAGGATATTCTGCTTCCAGACGCATAGTTTACTGGGATAGGCTCACCGTATATTTTTCCGTCGCTTCCGACTAAGCCGAAATATCGGTAGCTTTCCCAGCTGTCTCCGTCATAGTAGTATGAGTTGCATAGGTAGTGGTCGTCTTTTTCATATCCTAAAACTGCTCTTGTTCCGTCCCACCATCCGTTGTTTGTGGGAGCCTCAAGTTCCAGAAGTTCAGTGCTCTGGTCTATAGTGCAGAGGACTGTGCGTCCTTCGTTTGCCAATGCCAATACAGGAATATTCTTGGTAAAATATGCGTGGGATGCAATAAGGATTTCCCAATTATCATCGTGAACAAGATACAGTATGTTTGAGCTTTTGTAGATGTAGTATGGAGTTCCATCAATAATAGCTTCATCTATAAGCTTTCCCTGTATAGGTGTTTGTATTATCTCATTTTGAACAGTATAACTATATCCTAACGGTAGAGATGTTCCGTTTATAATAATGGATTTTTCCAGATACAAATCTGATGACTTTATATCCTTGGTGATCTCATCAACTGTATATGGAGGATCCCTAAGGTCATCTGTTACCTTGAAGAAAAGAGTATTGTTTTCTGTATACAAAAGCTTGGACGCATAATTCTGCTCAAAGTTTACTTCGCTTCCTTTGGTAGTTATGTATCCATCCTTACCTATCTTGTGATAGTTTGAGAGTAATCCTTTATATGGTAGAGTATTCTTATGTCTGAATGTAGGCTGATCGTCTTTATGGACTATTTCTTCATTGCCTACATCTACTTTTGCTATAAGTGGAATTTCTGTTGCCATTTGTTAACCTTTATTATTTATTAGTCAAGTTCCAACCACTATCACAGAGAGCTTTTATAATAACTTCTGTATTTTCTCCTTTCCTTACAAAATAAAACTCATTTGTGTCATAGTCTAGAAAAATCCTGTTTCCATTTCCTACATCCACAAGTTTGGTGTTATCATCTTCATTCATTTCATATGAAGCATTGCAGTATTCAAAATCGTGGTCATAATTCCCTACAAGTTTATCATGTCCACTTGAATAAAGCATATTTACAGCTTCCCAATAAGCAATAGTCATAGGAAGATTTCTATTATATTGTGGATTGTCTATATATCTTTTTATTACCCTATCAACCTGGCATTCTAAACGATGCTCAAAATCACTGATGTAGTGTCCTTTACTTAGTTTCTTTACCATGTTTCCAATCATATCAACAAGTAGAGGGCGAATATTATACCACAAGATTTCCTTGTTCTGTGTTTCATTATATTCGCCCTGCCACTTCAAGTAGAGCTTACAAAGTTCTTCCTGTTCTTCAGTTAACAGCATTTGCTACTTCCTCCGGACTTGCTGGCTCACAAATTGGACTATCTTGAATACCTGACAGCAAAAGTGATATTGGAGTATAATTCACTGGATTCAAATTGATTGCCTTTACATAACCAAAACCATTGACGTTTGTTTGTAACCAGATTGCTACCATCTTCTTACAATTCGCAATAGTAAAGTGCATAAGGCTTGAATCAATAGTAATTACTGCTTCCGCATACTTGGCGAGTTCAGTATAAAATGTCATTGGCATTTCATTATTCATATAGATTGCCCCTTTGATATGAGGCTCTTCTGGAAGGCATACCTGCAATACTTCATATCCCTTCTGGTTCAGAAGTTCTACAAGTCTTTCTGATTTGTCAATAGGATATGAACGCAATAATCCGTGCTCCTGTCCTGGCTGTCTTCGTCCGTCTGGCCCTGGAAGATTTGACAAGCCTCCCTGACGACAGAACATTACAAAGCGTGGATGAACCTTAGAGAATTCTTCTGCGTTCCTGATATTATCAATTGTGTTCATTTGGAATGTTGGCATAGTTGCCTGTCCATCTTTGTTGTTGTCTTCTTTCTTCTCTTTCAATCCAACAAGCTTTCTGGCTACATTATAAAATGAAGCTCTTTTCTTGGCGAACTCACCATCATCATAGATGTTATATCTGAAAAGATCGAAATCATCTGGATTTGCCATAATAGTAGCTGACATTGCTCCTAACTGATCATATGTCAATAATGTAATCTTTGGATGTCCAGAAAAGAAAACTGACAGTTCATTTACATAATGAGCAAACACCAAAACTTTATCATACTTTTCTGATAACTCCAAAGCAATCTGTGCCTGCATAAGCTGTCTTCCTAATCCACCCATAATTGTATATACTGCTGTCTTTGCCATTTCTATTTACTCCTCCTTTTGTTTGATTCATTTACTTCTTTCATAAGATTATCGTGTTTTGAGAGATCATTCATATCCTTTACAAAACATTTACCTCCCCATCGCTTCCTTTCAGCATAATTGTAGAAATCTCCAATTCTTCTGTCAGCACAAATTGCATTGATTACTGCTGGTGCATTTTCTGAGTAATCAGCTACTTTATTGAAGAACTCTACCCTTGTCGCAAGGAAGGCATTTGAAAACAGTTTTGCTACTATTGCGTCGTGCAATGAAAGGAATATTATTCCATTAGTTATGTATTTGCATAAACCGTTTTCATATCCACTTGATGATATAATTATTCTTTGTTCGTCCGTGTCATAATCAGTGACAAATGATGGCCAGTAGGTAATATCACTTCTGTTATAATCAAGAGGAAGAGTTGTTCTTACGATAGGCTCTGCTCCACTTTCTTTTGCCATATCTACATACTTATCTACTAGGCTTGTGTCAATATCTCCATCTTTTGCACCTGGAACGCAAATAATCCAATATTTGGCTCCTACTTCTTTTGGGTCTGATACTGTCTGACCTGTTTTTATATTCGTGATTTTGTCATCTACATCCTTTACCCAAATATCCAAATCTTTCAGATATTTTGTTGTGGTTTTTCCTATATGTCCAAATCCTATTATAAGCGCTGTCATTTACTTTCTCCTATATCATTGTATACTTTGTTTATGAAACTATCACAAGTTTCCTTGTCATCACAGAAGTTCCTGTAATAATCCCAATATTGTTTTCTGCATTGGGTCAATACAATCCATTCCATAAAGGCAAGATCTAAATGCTTCGACACCCTCATAAGCTCCGGAAAGCTTCTGTAAAGACTTCGGAGTTTCTCAACTGTATATTTAGTAGAAGATGTCTTGGATATATCATTTACAGTATGATTTACTCCTTTTGTTTGAAGATAAATCTTCTTTCCTTCGTTCCACTTTTTTGTTGCCGTTACTACCATATCCTCACAAGATACCAAATTGAGGATATCTATACCTTCCATTCTTTTGGCATTATTCACTTCATTATAGCATTTCCTTATAAATGATGTCTTGAAGATATATTGCCAAAGCATTCTGCCATCTGTTCCTAACACTATCATATCTGGACTATCTGATGTAAGGGACTGAAACCAGTTTTCCTTTATGTATAAGTCAATATCATCATCAACATCAACCATCCAAATATAATCTGTATCGCAATTATGGACTATCTGGTTTTTGGCTTCGAATATTCCCTTAGTGTCATCCTTATAAATCTTTACTGTTACCCAATCTGGTAATTGTGATTCCCATTTTGGAAGAAAGGTTTCATAATCCTTTCCGCATAATGTAGCTATTGTAAGCAATGGTTTCATTATTCACCCCTTTCTAAATCTCCCAAAACCCTGTTTATCTCTTCCTGGCTCTGAGCGTAATGAACTTTGGCGGAGTTCTTGTATTTGAAAGCTCCACCAATCTCATAAGAATTCACGTCTTTGAAATGCTTTACTTGGGTTATCTTCTTCTTCAACTGAGTGTAATCGAATAATCTTCTACTCATTATAGCCATCAAAGCATCCATAGACATACCATCAACGTCCAATTCATTCTTATACATTAGAATACCACCTTAATTTGATCATCGGTGATTACACCATAAATATGGCCATCTCTTTCTGGAAGGATTTGGAGTTCATAGTAGTTGAGTGCTACCTTGTCACCAATCTTGATTTCCTTGCTGGCTTCTGGGCCTACATCAATTATTGTTACTTCTGTTGTAATTACTTTATCTCCATCTCTTGTAGTGTCAGTTTTCTCCTGATTCAATACATAGATTCCACCTGCTGTTTTTGTTGTAGTTGTTATCTGTTTCTTCAATTCTACAATAACGTAATTTCCTAATGCTTTCATGTATTTATTCTCCTCTTATATACAAGCTATAATTGCAATAGCTAATAAAGTCAGTGTTAGTGCTACAAATCCTATCATTTACTTATCCTCCACAATACGGTAAGATGTAATGTTCTTGTAAGGATTATCACGTGGGCCCATTGGATCATACACAATTTTTCCGTTCTGAACAATCGTGAAATGCTTATTATCCCAACAAGCTACTACCATATTATCTTTGTGATACTCATATGATTTGTATACTTTCTTGTTCTGTCCAAGAACTTCATCATATAACTTGTTTGCATCATTGACCCAACCATCCTCTCCAACAATATGTTCTGTCAATGCGTTCCTAACGTATTCCAACTTATCCTCGAATGTCTCAATGCCGCCCAATGTAAGGTAGCAATCAAGTAAGCAAATTCCATTAGCTAATTCTAGTATCTGTTTCTGAAAATTCATTCTTCTCCTCCTTGTGATTTCTTCTCTTCTTTTCGGAAAGCCCTATTCCAGAACCTGTCTGCTGCTCTACTGAAGAAGTGTGTTCTTCTAAATAGACCATATATTGATGTCTGGTCATTGATTTTGTTCTCTATATTCTTGTCCCCCAGCCTGTGAGTAAATGAGCTGA